CTATTTGTTGCTGCCTCCGAAGATCTTGTCAACGGTGGCCGCCACCTCTCTCTGCATCCCCCTGGTGACGTGTGAGTAGGTATCCAGCGTAATGGATATCTGGGAGTGCCCGAGCCGCTCACTAACGAGCTTCGGGTGGATGCCTTCTTGCAGCAACAGTGTCGCGTGGGTGTGGCGGAGATCATGAAACCGCACTTTGGGAAGGCCGAGTCTGCAAACGAGCCGTGCAAACGAGTGGCTGACCCAGTAAGGGTCGAGAGGGCGGCCGTCGGGCCACGTGAAGACGAAGCCACGGTCTTCGAACAGGCTCCCCATCAAGAGTCGCTCTTCCGCCTGCTGTTTTTTCCATCTCCGGAGAAAGTCTACTGCAAGGGCAGGCAATGACACGGTCCGCCGGCTTTGCTCCGTCTTCGGTGGCCTGGTCACCAAGCCTTGACGCGGCAGGCGCTGGAGAATGCGCTTAACCTCTAGCCATCCTTGCTCAAGGCTCACATGTTCCCATGCCAGCCCCAGGACTTCCCCCCGGCGCATGCCGGTGGTGAGGGCCAGTGCCGCCGGGGCGCCGAGGCGGAGGTCGCCCTGGAGGGCCCGGATGAGGGTTGCGGACTCATCAGCCGACAGGACGGGCGTCTCGTTCCTTTCCACGCGGGGCGCCTGGACGGCATCGGCGGGGTTCACGCTCAACACCTGCCACTTCACCGCTTGGCCGAGGGCCGCATGGAGGGTTCTATGTACGTAGAGCACCGTCCGGGGGGCCAGCCCCAATTCCAGGAGACTGGTGTACAGACTTTGGATGTGCATGGGCTTAAGATTGCCGACGGGTATCCGGCCGAGGGAAGGGCAGATGTGCCTCTTGATATTGGTGGAGTAACCCTCCTGGGTCTTCGGTGACAACTTAGCACGGACGGTATCTAGCCAGTACTCAAGGTACTCGGAGAGGCTGATCTTGGTCGGCTCAACGTACGTTCCCCGGTTGAGGTCGGCCAACAGGTTGGCCAGTACCCGTTCGGCGTCCTTCTTGGTGCCGTGGACAGTATGCCATTTCTGTTGGCGCTTCCCGGTTACAGGATCCCGGCCGATATCCAGAACCACTGCCCAGGAGCGCTCACCCCTCTTGCGGATATGACCTTTCATGTTGACTCGCTCCCGATACTGTTTTATGCTCGTACAGGATCTTGGTTGCTTCACTACGTTCGCAGCCGGCGCTGTCCCAATACCCCTTCTTTCATTCCACCATCCCGACCTGCCATATGACTTGACCCGATGCAAAGGCCTCGGGTTGGAATATTATCTCATATTTCTTGCCGCGTTCAACCTCAAAGGCAATCTCTCCGCGTATTTTCCTGCCTGGACCGATCTCTCCATCTAGACTGCCCTTAAGATTTGTTACCAACGCTATGCTGTACTTAACACCATCCTGGTCAACAGCACTCCATTGCAGGAGCGTGCTTGTGTGATATGCTTCCTCAGAAATGTTTTCGATTGTGGCTTCAGGTATGAGATAGATATGGCCGTCACTCGGTTTGTTCCAATCATCGCCTTTCCATGTCCTAACTTGATGCAGGGTAACGCGTACCTTCCCAGCCTTAACGACGTCGCCAATCTCAAAGGTTTCCGGTTGTTGAACTTGCGGTGTCTCGGACGGTTCCGCTTTCTCTGGGGTTACCGTTCCGCCGCATCCCGTCACGACTACCACAAACAGGATCGCCAATAACAGACTGGTCAATCTCTTCACAAGACGCACCTCCTGATTCAGATGAATCCTAAATTGATTATTATTGGCAACCAAACTCCTTTAATCTTTTATCCATCGCCTCTAAGCTCACCCCAAAGTACGCCGCCATCGCACCGAAACTCACCCCGAGCCTACTCAGCCTTCTGACCTCCCACTCCGGCATCAAAATTTCGGCTGCACCGGCATTGGCTTGGCGCTCGAGAGCGTCGTCGCATCCCGACTCAGACTCGCAGTAAATTCCGTCCGGGTGGAACTTGAAGTGCACCAACTCATGAGCTAAAGTGAATGCTTGACGAGTGGGATGATGATTGCGGTGAAGGTATACATAGGAGCGCTTCGGGAACTTGTACAACATTCCGCCTGTCTCGGTGGGCAGGCTCCATGGTATCACGATTAGGCCCTCCAACTTCGCTAAGACAAATGGGTCACGCGGACCGCGATTATAGCCCAGACTGAAAAGCCATTGCCGTACTCTGTTGACGGTTCTCTGGTGAGTCACATAGAACACCTCCATGATACGAACATGTGTTTGTATTGTGCCATGGCGTGTCCGTCATCACCAGACGGAGAGTTATTTGACTCCAGGTGCAGTCGGCATCTTAATTCTGGCTTCGACTACACTAGGTCCTCCCCCGTATCCTCGTTATACCTCTTTTTCACATCCCTGAATGTCTCGATGAACGCCTCCAGGACTTCCGGCGGCATAGTTTCCGCGGCTCGCTTAGTGAGCCGTAAGTAGACGCTCACCTTATCCGGGTTGCGCTCGAAAAACTCACGTATGTCGTCCGGCAGCTGGCTGACCCAGGCTGGCAACTTTGCGGAGGGGGTGCGGGTGTTGCTGCGGCCGAGAAGATAATCGGTGGTACAATCAAAGTACTGGGCAAAACGTTGAAGAGTTGTGGGGTCAGGATTACTGCCTCTGTTTTCATAGCTTGAGATTGTCTGTTTTGACAAACCAAATATCTGTCCTAATTCGGCCTGTGTTAGCCCACGCTCTTCCCGCAGAGACCGCAACCTTCCAGCAAAGTCCACCGCTCCCACCTCTACCCACTATTATAAGTCAAGAAAACCAGGACACATAGAAAATCCAATAAACTTTGCTGTAGAGCTTGACTGTCCAACAACCTTGGACTATACTGAGAGTACAAGAATGTTGGATTGGGTGATTAGGATGCAGATTCCGCTGCGCACTCTTCGTCAACAGAATAATATGACGCTGGCAGAGCTGGGACGGCGTCTGGGCAAGTCAAGACAGTACATGTCAGAGTTGGAGCGTGGTAATATCAGGCTGACCTATGATATGGCAGTCAAGATTGCTCAGGTCTTCGATACCACGCCAGATGAGATTTTTTTGTCCCATCGGTCCAAGCATCTTGGTCTCAGTTCAGACGCCAGTATGATGGAAGGAAGTGTACCCAGTGACGGACGCTATCACCATAACTGATGTCAGCAACTTCCCTCCGATCCTGACTGTGGCACAGGCCGCCAACATACTCCAGGTCAGTCAGAACACTGTCTACGAACTCTGCCAACAGGGACGCGTTCCACGGGTGCGGTTCGGTAGAACCATCCGGATCCCGAGGGATGCGCTGCTTCGGTGGGTGGAGGAAGAGGCCGCCCGGGCCCAGGCTGAGCAGCAGACGCTGATCGAGATATCCAACCGCCTGCGGCCGCCCTGGAAGCGCCTGAAGACATCGTAAACTACGGGATACTCCGGGACAACTGGAAAGGAGGTGGAAAGCGGTGGAATGCGGAGCGGTCATCAAGCGGAAGCGGGAAGAGGCTGGTCTGACGCAGCCTGTGTTAGCCGGTCGGTTAGGTATCACGGAGTCGACGCTCCGGAAGTACGAACTAGGCCTGTCCAACGTACCTCATGACGTGGCCAACCTCGCGGCTGTGACGCTGAGGTCCCCCGAGATATGTTTCGCCAAGTGCTCAGAGTGCCCCACGAATTGGCTCAGCATCTGCCTGCTGGACGAAAGGGTGGACTGTCATCCCAATACTGAGGTACTGACGGTCATACAGGAGGCCAGGGAAGCCGTCGAGGCAGTAGAGAGTTTAGAGCTTCGGGGGCCCGCACTTACGCCGGACCAGCGGAAAGCCGTGGAGCAGGCATGCGACCAGGTCCTTGATCTGGTACCGCTGGCCGCGGCTGCAGTGGCCAGCTGGTGCCGGGCGTACGGGTTAAATATGAAGAACGTCCATGAGCGGCACCTAAGAAAACTCGTGAGTAGGGGATATGTCAAAAAGGAGTGTGACGCAGCATGATCCGCTACGAGGGGACGGTTAGGGGGTTTAGGGAGTACGGCATGAGGGAACTGCGGAAGGCGGCGATGAGAGGCTGGAGTCTAGGTGACGAACAGCAAATGAGGCGGCTCCAAAGGGAACTAAGGAAGGCCCAGATAGAGGACCTGCGGATGCAGATCCTCGGCGGCCCGAAGGAGGTGGCGTGATTGGAAAACGGCCTGGCAAGGGTAATGGCAAAGGCAGTGAGGAAGGGGGTTGTACGCGGCCTAGCCGCGTGCGGTGTCTATGACGACGACGGGGATTGGATGTGCGAGATTATCCTCCGCCACATCACAGACGAAGTAAAAACACTGTGCAAAGAAATAAAGGCCGTGGCGAGCGGCCACAACAACCACCATCCCGATGATAGCACATCTTGTGCCGGAGGGCAATAGGAGGATAGAGATGGGTACGGCAAGATTTCTCGTACCGGTCCGAAATGGACAACCCGACATCAGATGCAAGACTCTGAAGATCATCGACGCCGAAATCCGCGGTGGCTTCGCGGAGGTCGTCGTCGATGGTACCAGCGCGAAGTACCTCAGAAAACGCCGTTATGCCCAAGAGATCGCGTTGCCAAAGCAACACCTGTCAATCAGTCAGGTGAACACGTACCTCCGCTGCCCGTTGCAGTATTACTGGCGGTACGTAGAGGGGCTGAAGATCCCGCCGCCCTCTGCGGTGGTCTTCGGCCAGGCCACGCATAAGGCCATCGAGCACAACTACCGCCACAAGGTCAAGAGCGGCGAGGACAGACCGGTGGAAGAGGTCCAGGAGGTCTTCGCCCAGGAATTCGATCGCCTGGCCCCCGAGGCCCAGTGGGAAGAAGGGGAGAAACCGGGCGAGGTCAAGGACGAGGGGATACGCACGACCGAGCTCTACATGCGGGAGGTGGCCCCGAAGACGCAGCCGACGGCAGTGGAAGAGTCCTTCGAGGTTCAGTTTGAGAATGTCGAATACACCCTGAAAGGCGTGGTGGACGTGGTGGACGCGAGCGGCACCATCATCGACACCAAAACCTCCAAGCGGGCCCCGGCGGCCGACCAGGCGGCGAAAGACTTCCAGCTCACCGCATACTCCCTCGGCTACCGCGTGATCAGAGGCGAGCCCGAAACGGGGCTGCGGATAGACTACATCGTCCGCACCAAGTCGCCGAAGATTGTCAGCCTCCCGGCAGGCCCCAGGACGGACCGGGAAGTCGACCGGCTGCTCAAGCTCATGAGCTGCGTTGCGCGGGCGATCCGGGACCAGACCTTCTACCCGCAGCCCCACAACTTTAGCTGCAATCCGAACGGGTGCGGCTATTGGCTGGTTTGCCAAGAAAAATGGTAAGGAGGTAATCGCATGTCGGTGGAAATTGTGCCCGCGGAATACCAGCAGATCGAGCCCGAAGTCAATACGCCTCAGGAGATGGCCCTCAGGCTCGCGGATATGAAGCAACGCTTATCCCTCGTACAGACCTTCTTCAAGGAAGTCATGGTGCGGGACCAGGACTACGGGATCATCCCCGGCACGGACAAGCCCACACTGCTTAAACCGGGTGCCGAGAAGCTCTGCGAGTTCTACGGATTCGCTATCACGGTGAAAAAGCTCGAGGAGACTGCGGACAGGCAGACAGGGTACTATCGGGCAATCGTAACGGTGGCGCTTGTGAGTAAGCGCACCGGGGCGACTGTGGCCGAGGGCGTGGGCGAGGCCAATACGCTCGAGGGCCGATACCGGTGGCGCTGGCTGCCGGAGTGGAAGCTGCCTGCCGGAGTAGACAAGGCCGGGCTCAAGGTTGAGGAACGCCGGGATAAGAACGGCCGACCGTACCTGATGTATAGGGTCGAGAACGAGGACCCCTGGGCGCTCTGGAACACGGTGCTGAAGATGGCAAAGAAGCGAGCTTTAATCGACGCGGTGCTGTCGGCCACCAGGTCCTCGGGGATCTTCACCCAGGACGTAGAGGACTTGCAGGAGTGGATCGACGGGAGCGCTCCGGTGCCTGAAGAGCCCAGGCATAACGCGGATAACGCAGCCCTGCAACACAGCGTTGCCAGGGCGGAGCCACCCAAAACCCCGAAGCCAAAGCAGAACGGCGGCGCGATGAAGGCCCTGTTCGCTGCAGTGGACGAATGGGCGACTAAGGCCGGATTTGATCCGGAACAAGCAAAGCAATATGCAAAGGAGATACTCCGGGCGAGATACGGTGTCTCGTCCTGTTCCGATCTTACCCCGGAGCAGTGGACGGAAGCGGCCCGGAACCGGATTTTCTTGATAAAAGCACTTGAACAGAAGTACATCAGCGATGCGCAGCAAGCGAGATGATGGAGCCCCGGGGCGGGGCCGGACGCCCTGCCCCGGGCCGGGTTTTAAGGAGGTAGACAAGTCTTGACGACCCGCCGACGTGTCATGTACTACCGCGTCTATCCAGCCGACTGGCCGAGAAGTCGGGCCCGGTGCTATGCAACCCGAAAGGCTGCCGATCAAAGTTGCCCTGGGAGAGGAGCCGTGGTGATGACATGATGGGGCCCTGGCCGGGTTCTTCGGACCTGAGCGAACGGGAGGAGGAGCATGAGCATGGCGCGGCAGCGATTCATTGACCCGGGATTCTGGGTCGACCCAACCATAGGGAAGCTGACGCCGGTGGAAAGGCTGTTCTTCATCGGGTGCTTTTCCAACGCCGATGATGAAGGGCGCCTTCTGGGAGCGCCGGCATACCTTAGGAGCATTATCTTCCCGTACGACGACATCTCCCTAGACGAGGTCAGGACCATGCGCGACCGCGTCGTGTCAGCCTGCCGGAACCTTGTCCTCTACGAGGTGGATGGGGTCGAGTATTTGGCGTTTCTGAAGTGGACGCGATACCAGAAGCCAAAGTACCCCAAGCCCTCGAAGTTGCCCCCGCCCCCATCCGCAACAAATGGTACGGGGCAACCCCCTGAAGCGTCCAGACATGGACCGGGCGTCGCAGGTGCTGGTTCGACTGTGCGGGGTTGTGATGAGGAGTCTTTCCCCGAGATAGGGGAGTGCTGTACCCAGGAGACCACCGGCCCCGGTCTCGTGGCGGGGAACTCATCCTCAGAAACAGAAGAAAGCCTTCTCCAAAATGGGGAAAGTGTTACTCCAAAACAGGGGAAGCCTTTCTCCGAAACAGGGGAAAGCCTTCTCCAAAATAGCGCCATGGGTAGGGATGGGTTGGGTATGGATTTGGATCTGGGTTTGGATCTGGGTAGGGAAGGGGGTCTGGGGGAAACCAACCAACCGCCTGAACCTCCGCCAACGGAACCCGACAGGCCTGACCCGAACGCTCTGGACCCACCGCTAAGTGACTATGAGCGCGCCGTCCTGCACGAACTCAAGCAGGTCAAGGGATACCCGTTCGACATTACGAAGGACTTCGAGCTTTTGCGGGCGGTCATGGTTGACTTTCCGAGTATCGACCTTCTCTCGGAGGTCAAGGCGTGGCGAACGTACAAGCTCGACCGCCCGATTGCCGCGAAAAGCAACCCGAGGCTGCAGCTGCGGAACTGGTGCAGGATCGCAGCTGAACGCAGAACCGAACGCAGGGAGGTGAAGCCGGGTGGCGACCAAGGTAAGCGAGGTCCTACTGCGAATCCCATCGCGAATCGCAGGTACACCGAGTATGACAGAGTTTGGGTCGATTCGTGAAGCCCTGGCCGACCTCGGCTGGGATCTGAACGATGCTCAGATAGCAGCCAACTACCTCGAACTGGCTGAAGTTGCGGAGTCTAGGAAGGCCTGCGCGGCATGCGCAGGGAGGGAAGCATGTGTGGCGAGAGTGCCGGGAATGGTCCCGGTGCCGAAGCTGGAGCCTGGCAGCTCCGTCAGGCTCGCCTACGAGCGGTGCCAGATGGACGAGGCTTACTCCAGGCAGCTCAGGATAAACAGGCTCCTCGCCTCGTCGCGGCTTCCGGCGCTGCTCAGGACGAAAACGTTCGAGAGATTTGTAGTGGACGTGTCCAACCGTTCCGCGTACCAAGCTGCCCTCAGTGTGGCAAAGAGAGAAACCGACCGGGGACTGCTCCTGGCAGGGCCTACCGGGACCGGGAAAAGCCACCTGGCGGCGGCAATAGTGAATCACAGACTAGCCAGGTGCGAAGAGGCCGTATTCTGTACGGTACCGGAGCTTCTGGCCGACATCCGCGGGGTCATTAAGTCCGAGCAGGACACGAGCGAGCTTATGGAGATCGTCAAGAACGCGGATCTGTTAGTCCTAGACGACCTAGGGGCGGAAAAGACGACCGAGTGGGTGACGGAACAACTTTTCATCCTGGTTAACGCCCGACTCTTAGGGATGAAGGAGACGATCATCACTACGAATTTCACCGAAGCGACGGAGCTCATCGAGAAGCTCGGCGGCCTGGCTGGCGAGAGGATAGTCAGCCGTCTCGTCGAGATGTGTGATTGGGTACGCCTGGCCGGCCCTGACTGGCGACTGAATAAGACAACGAGGAGGGAAGTTGATGCAAGGTAACATGAACGGAGAATTGACACCTTTCAGCTTAAGGTTGTCATGTGTGTCGCAATTCCGTGCTGCTCCGGTCGCAATCTATCGTCAGGGCCGGGTCGTGGCCAGGGATGTTGCAGGGGCTTTACTGGAAATAGAGTCTCGACACCCGGGCTGGCGGGTTTGTTCGCTTCGCGCGGTCGGGCCTCAGCCGTACCCGGGCGAGGTATGGTGGGAGTACCTGGTGGAGGGGCCAACGCCATGATCCGCCTAACCATCCCGGGTCGACCCCGGGCGAAACAACGCCCCCGCATTGGCTACCGCGGGCGCCGGGCCTACATGTACACGCCTGAGGAGACGGCAGCCTATGAGGAGCTGGTGGGGTTTGTGGCACGGACTCATTGCCGGCGGCCATTGGACGGTCTCCTGGAGGTGCGTATCACCGTATACTTCCGCGATGATGCGACCCCGGACCTTGACAACGTTATCAAGGCAATCTTGGACGGGATGAACCGGGTGGCCTTCGGGGATGACCGCCAGGTGAAGCGGATAGTGGCGGAGACGAAGCGCGCAGCGGGGGCCTGGGAAGAAAGGGCGGAGGTTGAGATAAGGCCCCTCGAGGGGGCGGCGGGGTGAGGTGTCACCATGAACATGAAGCAGCCCCTCATAAGGGGTCGGTTTCTCTTTGGAGGTGGCGGCGTGAGTATATTCGAGCGGCTTGCCTGGTCGCAACCTGAGGTCCTGCTTGCCCTGGCCGAGATGGGTCTCTTTGTCATCGAGGATTACTTGCCGGGCGGCATACCGGCGCTAATGCGCCACGCTGCCTGGCGCCGTGGCCACAGGGGCAGGATGAGGCAGGTGAGGTGCGCGTGATTGTCACGCCTGCCCAGGTTGATTGGCTGCTGTACAACCTTCCCTCGCTCAAGGCAGCGGTGGAGGCTATGGAACCGCCAGTCTCGCGCTCGGTGGTGACCAGGCCTGCCACCCCCACGCCTTCTGAGGGTGGCGGAGTGGTACAACAAATAGCCGTCAGAAGGGCGACCCTATCAACGGTCATTGATGCGGTTGAACGAGGATTGAGGAGCCTACATCCCGAGGACAGGCGGGTCTATCGGTACCGGTATCGGCAATACGCGCCAGCACGGCGCATCGCAAAAGAGACGTTTTTGAGTGAGCGTTCCGTGTCCAGAAGATTGGCGCGCATAAGGCATACAATCGCCCTGCATGTGGGCCAAATCCCCGATGAAATGTTGGCGAGTTTTTGGACCGAAATTGACCTGCTTTTCGCCTCATGACGTGGCGTGGCATGCTATAATCTGCACCAAGGAAAAGTGTCGGTGTGAGGCACCCCCGCAGGGCGCTTCTTGCGTGGCTGGTAGGAAATCCCTCTCCTCCGGCGAATGGGTTAGGGGGAGGGGTGACGGAACGTGGCCACCCAGTCGAGGTGCCCCGGCTGCGGGGAACCGGACAAGTTCGAGGCGGCACCACTGACACCTGAGGGGGCCACCGAGTCGGTGACGGTCGTACGGTGTGCGGAGTGTGGGACGGTGGTCGGAGTCCAGGATCCAGTGGTCGTTGAGCAGCTGGAGATCATCGAGACCGTGCTGTCGGAGATAGCGCTGAGGTTGGGGAAGCAGCCAGCTCACTAGTTTGAGAGGGAACCACGGGAGCCTTCGGGCTCTTTTCTTGTTGCCTGAAGAGGGAGAGGCAAAGGACAGTGTGACATGAAACCCTTCGCGAGGCGGTTCTACAAGAGCAGAGCCTGGCAGGAATGCAGGGATGCATACTACGTCAGCCAGCACGGGATCTGCGAACGATGCGGAAACGCAGGCGTGATAGTCCACCACAAAGAGCCCCTGACCCCAGAGAACATCAATAATCCGAACATCACCCTAAACTGGGACAATCTTGAAGTCCTGTGCCTGGACTGCCATAACAAGGAGCATTTTGGGACAGACGCAATACAGGATGGGCTGATGTTTGATGAAGACGGGAATGTGGTAAGACTGGCAAGTTAAGGCATCCCCCCCGTCATAAGACCTGCTGAGCCCGCCTTCGGGACCGGCGGGGGGACCTTCGAAAACCCCGAACCGGCTTCGCGCATGAGGGGGGGTTAATGCGGGCGGTGATCTCCATACAAACATGCGTTACGCAAGCCGACGATGATCGGCTTTTGGAAAAAGAAAAGCGGATTAAAAAAGAGATCCGGCGACTTCGCCGGATTTTGCGTAACTTGCCGAAGGACCGGATGAGGGCGGTTGACGGACTCATTAGGGAAGCTGCGTTCATGGCGGTGACCCTTGCCGAAACGCGGGCGATTATCGACCGTGAGGGAATCCTGGAGCCATTCGAACAAGGTACCCAGAAGTTCATCCGCGAGCACCCGGCGACGAAGGTCTACAACACGATGATCAACCGCTATGCATCTGTCTGCAAGCAGCTCTTCGACATGATTCCGGACAAAGACAAGACTAAGGAGACGGAGGACGAGCTGATCAAATTCATTCAGAAGGCAAAATGAATTGGGTCTTAGAGTACCACCGCCAGATCGAATCCGGCGAAGTCATCGTATCTGCAAAGGTCAGGAAGCTCTATGCGAGGCTGGCCGAGGAGATCCAGAACCCGCGCGACCCGTGGGTGTTCGATGAGGAGAAGGCCCATCGGCCAATTGACTTCATCGAGGGTTTCTGCCGCCAGTCAAAAGGCGAGTGGATTGGCCGACCGGTAGTTCTGCAGGTCTGGCAGAAAGCGTTTATCTCGGCGCTGTTCGGATTTGTACACAAGGAGACCAGGGTTCGGCGGTTCAAGGAAACCATGCTGCTCGTAGCACGGAAAAACGGGAAGAGCATGCTTCTCTCGGGGATTGCGCTGTATATGCTGGTGGCTGACGGCGAGGGAGGCGCCGAAGTCTATTCGGTGGCCACCAAGAAGGACCAGGCGCGGATTGTTTTCAGTGAAGCGGTGAATATGGTGCGACAGTCACCGGCTTTATCGAAGCACTTGAGGAAGCGCAAGACGGACCTTTATATGCCGCTAACATTTTCAAAGTTTGAACCTTTAGCGAGCGATTCAAACAGCCTTGATGGACTTAATAGCCATTGCGTGATCATCGACGAGTTGCACGCCATCAAAGACCGGAGCCTTTACGAGGTCATGCGGCAGTCAACAAGCGCGCGGAGACAGCCGCTGATCGCGATGATCACCACATCGGGCACTCTGCGCGAGTGCATCTATGATGACATGTACGATTATGCCTGCAAAGTTGTGGACCTAATAATCGAAGACGACCGGTTTCTGCCGGTGCTGTACGAACTCGACGACCGGTCCGAGTGGACAGACTGGCGAATGTGGCCGAAGGCGAACCCAGGCCTGGGCGTCATCAAGAAGTTCGAGGACCTCGCGGAGAAGGTCGAGCGGGCCAAGAACAACCCCAATGAGGTGCCTGGAGTGCTTTGCAAGGACTTCAATGTTCGGGATACCGTCGCCGGCACATGGCTGACATTTGACGATATCAACAACGAAGAGACGTTCAATATTGAAGAGTTCCGTGGTTCTTACGCGATTGGCGGCGCGGATCTGTCCAGCACGACGGACCTGACCTGCGCGACGCTCATCATGATGAAGCCCGGCAACGACAAGAAATACGTTCTACAGATGTACTTTCTGCCTGACGAGCTTATGGAACGGCGGGTCAGGGAAGACAAGATCCCTTACGACAAGTGGCATGCTCGCGGCCTGCTCACATTGTGTCCAGGCACAAAGGTCAGGTACTCGGACGTGACCGCGTGGTTTGTTCGGATGTCTCGCGAGTACGATATCCGGCCGCTGTGGATTTACTACGACCCGTGGAGTTCGCAATACTGGATCGATGAGATGAAACTCATGGGGTTCGAGATGGTCCCTGCGCGTCAGGGATACCAGACGCTTTCGCAACCAATGAAGGAACTGGAGGGCGACCTGAAGGCCCATCTCGTGAACTACAATAACAGCCCGATCCTGAAATGGTGTCTCACGAACACAAGCGTAAAGCGCGACGAGAACGGCAACATCCGGCCAGTGAAGGGCAAAAACCAGAGACAACGCATTGACGGCGCTGTCTCTTTGTTGATAGCGTATGTCGGACTTTACGAGCACCTGACGGACTATCTGGCGTTGATCTGAGGTGGTGAGATGGTGACTGAGCGCCGCGGCTTGTTCGATTTTATATTTGGACGACGGCGGACTGAGGACGTGGGGCTTAGATTAACACTCATAGGCTACGGCTCTGTATTCAGCGAGTGGCCGGGCAACCCGTATCAGGCGGATGTCGTGCGAAGCGCGGTGGATGCCATCGCGCGGAACGCCGCGAAGCTGAAGCCGCGGCACATTAGGCGCGTTGAAGGCAAGATTTTGCCTCCGGCGAACGCCCAGATCGAGCGGCTGCTGCAGGTGCGTCCAAACCCGAACATGAGCACGTACGACATGCTCTACAAAGTCGTAACGACGCTCATGATCGAGAACAATGCATTTATCTATCCCCAGCGAGACGCAGACGGCAACCTAATTGCCATCTGGCCGATAAGCTGCAGCCGGGCAGAGTTCTTCGAGGACAAGTCAGGCGCGATCTACGTGCGGTTCATCATGAGGGACAATCGGCTGAGGGTTGTGCCGTACAGCGAACTAATTCATCTGCGCAGGCACTTCCACAAGTCAGATGTAGGCGGGGAGGACAACTCGCCAATCAACGCCACGCTGAACGCCATTACCGTTACGAACGAAGGCCTTGCGCAGGCGGTCAAGTCCTCGGCAAGTCTCCGCGGGCTTTTGAAGTTTATGGGCATGCTCAAAGACGAGGACATCGCGCGGCAGCGAGACAGGTTTGTGAAGGAATATCTCGATGTCAGCAAGTCGGGCGGCATTGCGGCCCTTGACTCCAAGGCCGAGTACATCGAGTTGAAGAACGACCCGAAGATAATCAACGCTCCGCAGATGAAGGAGCTGCGGGATGCGGTCTACCGCTACTTTGGGGTCAGCGAGAGCATCGTTCAGTCGAAGTATACCGAAGATGAATGGAACGCTTTCTACGAGTCGGTCATCGAGCCTTTGGCTGTGCAACTATCTCTGGAGTTCACGGCCAAACTGTTCAGCGAGCGCGAGCGCGGGTTCGGGAATGAGATCATCTTCGAGTCGAACCGGCTGCAGTATGCTAGCGTGAACAGCAAGATCGCGCTCGTCGAGAAACTCATCGACCGTGGCCTGCTGACGCTTAACGAAGCCAGGGAAGTCTTCAACCTCGGCCCGGTGGATGGCGGCGACAAGCGGCTGGTGTCGTTGAACCTTGTGAGCGCGCAGTACCAAGACCTTTACCAGTTGGGAAAGGGTGAGGATAATGCCGGCGATACCCAAGCATAGAACTGATACGGTGGACAGGCCGTGGGATGCGGCCGAAAACGTAAAGCGGCTGAGGAGCGGGGAGAAAGAAAGCTACTACCACAAGATGTTCGCGTGGCAGGATCCGGACGCAGACCCTGAGACCAAGGGGGCATACAAGTTTCCCCATCACGAAGTGGACGCAGACGGCGATCCGGGTCCGGCAAACCTGCGCGGGTGCATCGCAGGCATAGCCGTCCTCAACGGTGCCATGGGCGGTGCGGATATCCCCGACAAGGACCGCAAAGGGGTTTGGTCACATCTAGCTGCGCACATGGAAGACGCGGGGATGGAGCCCGCCGAACTCAAGAAGTACCGGCTATTCAGTGAACCCAGGGAATTCCGGATGATGAACGTAACGGCGCTGCCTATTGAAGAACGTGAGGACGGCGGTCCTCCCGAGATGGTGGTCGAGGGTTACGCCATCCGCTTCAACGAGCCCGCGGTCTTTGACGTTTTCGGCACGGAATACAAGGAGGTCATAGTGCCGGAGGCGATTGAGGACGCCGACATGTCGGATGTGCCTCTGAAGTACAACCACTCGGACGACGTCATGATCATGGCCAGGACGCGGAACAAGACGCTGGAGCTCATCCCGGACGAGCAGGGGCTCAAAATTCGGGCCAGGCTGGCCAATACGAACGCCGGCAGGGACCTTTACGAGCTGATACGGCGCGGTGACATTGACAAGATGTCCTTCGCGTTCACCGTCAGGGAGGATTCCTACGACAGGAAGACGCGCACAAGGACCATCAGGAAAATAAAGAAAATCTGGGACGTGTCGGCGGTGGATACCCCGGCATACGAGAGCACGAGCCTCTACGCGAGGAGCTGGGCGGAGGCGGAGGCCGAAGCCGAGCGCAATGCCCTGGAGAGGGCCGAATTGCGAAAGCGGCTCATATTGAGGACCTACCTCTGATGCCAAAGTAATGCAAAAGGAGAGCGATTTGCCGTGTACGAGAAGCGATTCAAGGAGATAGCCGACCGCAAACTGGAGATCCGTGCCATGCTTGAGGCTGGGGAGAATGCGGATCTTGCGAAGATCGAAGAGGAGCTGAAGGCGCTGGAGGCCGAGGAGAAGCAGCTCCGCAACCGGATCGAGATGATCCAGAAGCTCCAGGCTGGTGCTATGCCGGATGGCATGCGAAAGATCGATGTCGTGGACGAAAATCCGGAGGCCCGCGCGAAGAAAGAGCTGGCCGAGGCCGAGAAGCGCGGCCAAGCGTTGAAGGAAAACCGTTCGGTGACCGTCGGGTCGTCGAACATCATTCTGCCGCACCACCAGGCCGCGGACATCAGGCCGACCTTCGAGGAAGTCTCTGGCCTGCTTGACCGCGTGACGGTGAAGATCCTGCGAGGCGGAGAGAACTTCAAGCAGCCGTACTTGCTCGGCTACGGCACGGGCGGCTACACAACGGAGACGAGCGACTACGCGACGGCGGAGCCCACTTTTGGATACGCCGAGATCAACAAAGTGAAGATCACGGCGTATGCGGAGGACACCGAGGAACTGCAGAAGTTGCCGGCGGCGGACTACGACCGCGAGGTCATGAACGGGATCCGCGTCGCGATCAGGAAGAAGATCACGCGCGAGATTCTCATTGGGACGGGCACCACCAACGGCCTCGTCGGCATCTTCTCAGCCGCGGCGACTGCCATCGATCCGGACACGGACCTGGCACTGGCGACCATCGATAACAATACGCTTGACGAGATTATCTTCTCGTTCGGCGGCGATGAGGAGGTGGAGGACGCTGCGGTCCTTATTCTCAACAAGAAGGATCTCAAGGCGTTCTCGAAGCTCCGCACTTCGGACGGCAAGAAGTTCCACGACATCCGCACGAGCGGCAACGTGGGCACGATCGACGGCATCCCGTTCATCATCAACAGCGCGTGCAAGGCCCTTACCGATCCATCGACCTCGGCGGGCGATTACTGCATGGCGTACGGTCCGCTGTCCAGCTATATGCTTGCCATCTTCAGCGACATGGATGTGCAGCGCTCCACTGACTACAGGTTCAAGCAGGGCATGATTGCTCACCGCGGGTCCGTGTTCCTCGGCGGCAACGTCGTCTCATACAACGGTTTCCTGCGTGTGAAGAAGGCGTCTGCCGTCTGACAGGGAGGCGGCGTAAGTGAAGGTTAGGGTCGTCAGGGCGTTCATCGATCGCTATACGGGCAAACCATATAACCCAGGGTATGCTTTTGAGTCCGACGACCTTGCGCGGATCGCAGAACTGCAGTCGGCGGGGTTCCTGGATGGGACACCGCCGACCTTGGTACAGGCGGCGGTCGTCAAGCCCGAGGAGAACACGATGTACCCGAAGCGGCTCGGCGGCGGCTGGTTCCTGCTGGCAGACGGGCGCAAGGTTCGGAAGGTGGTAAGTGATGGCCCTGCTGGACGATGTTAAGGTTGCCCTGCGCATCAGCTCGAGCACAACGGCCTTCGACGGCGAAGTGCAAGATCTAATCACGGCTGCGCGGCACGACTTGGTGCTCTCCGGTGTGGTTGCGGAGAAAGCGGAGAACGAAGGCGACCCGCTGATAAAGCGGGCGATCATGACGTACTGCAAAGTCCACTTCGGATACGACAACCCGGATGCGGATCGTCTCGCCAGGGCGTACGAAATGCTGAAGGCCCATCTCTCGCTGGCCGGAGACTACAGCGCATACACAATCACCTTCACGGTGACGGACGGCGTGAACCCGATAAAGGGAGCGACGGTAACTATCGGCGACGAGAAGCTGGTGACGAATTCGCTTGGGACCGCGGTCTACAGCGCACAGAAGGCGGGGGTAGACCTGGACTATACGGTGACCGCCTCGGGCTATCAGGCAGCAACAGGCTGTGTGTACGTGGATGGGAGCAAGTTGGTGGAGGTGACGATGGTTGCGGCATAACCAGGTTATCTCGCTGATCGGAGTTGCCATCACGCAGGATGACATCGGTAATCAGCTCGTGGCGCCCGTCGAACGGCAGGTGTTCGCGAACGAGTACGCTGTGAGCTCGAGAGAGTACTACAATGCTGCCCTGACCGGGTTGCGGCCAGCCAAGGAATTCGAGGTGTACTCCTTTGAATATGCCGGACAAGAAAGGCTGAAACACGAGGCTGTAGTCTACCGCATCATCCGCACGGAGACGCGTGGGGAGAAAACCCGCCTGACGTGTGAGAGGGTGACGGCAGATGGCTGACATCAATGTGACTATCGATGGGTTGGCGTCGGAAATTGTCCTAGCCGTACAGCAGTATACGGAGGCGGTAAGTGCGGCAATCGAGGCGGAATTGGATAATACCTCGAAAGCGGTGCTGGATGAAATCCGGGGCAGCACTGCGTACAGGGATAGGACCGGAAAGTACCGTAAGGGCTGGCGTCGCACGAAGGAAAGCTCCGCCGGCAGCACAAGGTACACGATTCACAACAAGGACCGTCCAGCATTGGTTCACCTGTTGGAATTCGGTCACGCCAAACGCGGGGGCGGGCGGGTGGATGCGAAAGCCCATGTGCGGCCGGCTTATGATGCCCATGTCCCGGCCATGGAAGAGAGAATCAAGCGAATTATCCAGAATGGGGGATGACGGCGCGTGACCCAGGCCGAGTTGTTCAACGCACTCAAGACGCTCGGGATACCCGTGGCCTACGGGGAGTTCGTCAACACTCCAGAAAACCCCGCGCCGCCACCGCCGTTCATCACATATCGGTTCAGTCACTCGAACGACTTGAAGGCGGACAACCAGAATTACGCCGAGATCAGCAATTTTCAAATCGAGCTGTATACCGCCAGCAAGGATATAGCCAAGGAGGTCGCCGTTCAAAACCTGCTGAAGTCCCTGCGCTTGCCATATAGGAAGGTTGAGGCGCGGCTTGAAAAGATGCGCCAAGTCGTTTACGAGGTTCAACTGATCTTTCAACTGATCTGAGGAGGTAAGCCAAATGGCGAACAAGGTTACTTACGGACTGGAGCAGGTGCATATCGCGCTACTGACAACCGAAGACCCGCCGACGTGGGGTACTCCGGTGCCAATTCCGGGAGCGGTGAAGTTTACGCCGTATCCCGAAGGCAAGGAAGACAGCTTCTACGCAGACAACATACTGTACTTCACCGTGTCCTCCAACAATGGCTACAAAGCCGAGCTGGAGGTGGCACTCATGCCGGATGCAGTGCTGAAGGACATCTTTGGGTGGAAGATTGACCAGCACGGCATGCTGGTGGAGATCGCGGACGCCCAACCCAAGGAATTTGCGCTTCTCGGCCAGGTGCAAGGCGACAGCAAGAACCGGCGGTTCGTCTACTACCGCTGCAAAGCCAGCAGGGGCAAGAAGGACCACAATACCCGTGGAGAAAGCGTCAAGCCAGACACGGACACCATCTCGCTGACCATTTTGCCGATCACAATAGGGTCTGACAAAGTGGTCAGGGGCGTCATCGAACTCAACGAGACAAACCAGACGGTGTACGATGGGTTCTTTGACGCGGTGACCGTGCCGACCTATGCGGGGTAAGGGGGAGCCTCTATGCGGGAGATAGCCATTGGTGATGCAAGGGTGCGAATACGGGCAAACCCCTTGGCTTTGCTTTACTACAAGCAGGAATTCAAGCGGGATCTGGTTGGGGATCTCCTCACGATGCAGAGGCTTGAGGAGGACCCGACATTGTTCGACTCCGTCCTGTTTCTGCAGGTCGTTTGGGCTATGGCCAAGGCCGCCGGGCCCTTTGGCAGTGAGTTTCCCTGCTTCGTTGAGTGGCTGTCGGGCCTTGAGTGTTTTGACCTCAGCGATCAGGAGATGCTGGCGGCCATCATGGAAGAAGCCGTGGATGGGTTTTTTCGTCGAGGGAAGTCGTCGCAACGGTGACGCAATCCAAGAGCCGAGTCCCGACCGTATAGACCTGGAGTGGATTGTGCTGGGCAAGAAGGCCGGCCTGTCGCTTGCCGAGATCAACGAGTTCAGGGTGCGCGATCTGGCCGCTTATGTCGAGATTTTCGCTGGCGTTGAATTAGAGAGGCCACGGGCGGCGACTCAAGAGGACATCGACAGGTTCTATGTAGCATGAGTTCTCTTTTCGTGCTAATATGAAAAAAACGGAAGGAGGGTCATGCTGTGCCGCTCTTTGGTAGGGAGTCCAAGGAAGAAAAGCAGGAAAGGGAAGCGCAGGAGTACATGGATCGGTATCAGCTCGAGGACCTCGATGAGAAGGATCTGGTGGTGCTGAGACGGATCGTGAGCGACCTGCGCGGTACTGGGCTCATGAAGGCGGGATTGGCTCTGAGTTTCGCAAAGGCGGAGGAACAGGCGAAAATCCGGTATCTCTCCGTCCTCGTGGAACAGAATTGGATGCTTATAAGGCAAATATCTAGACTGAACAAAAACCTGGAGGCACTGGCCAAGAAGTCATAGGCCTTCAAGCACAGAAATCCCGTGCGGCGCGCTAGAACGGCGCGTCGTTTCGTTTATCGGAGAGGGTGACCCGGGATTGGCTGAAACCATTCGTGGCATCAATGTCGTAATAAGCGGAGACACGACGGGGTTGGCGAAGGCCCTGAGCGACGTTAACCAGAAGTCCAGGGACATCCAGTACGAGCTAAAACAGGTCGAAAAGCTCCTGAAGCTCGACCCGTCGAACACTGAGCTGGTGGCCCAAAAGCAGCGCCTATTGTCCGAGGCCATCGCCAACACGAATGAGAAACTTAGCCGCCTGCGGGCCGTCCAGGAACAGGTCAATGAACAATTCGCAAAGGGCGAGATCGGCGAAGGGCAATATCGTGCATTCCAGCGGGAACTCGCAGCCACCGAGCAGCAACTGAAGAGCCTCGAAAAGCAGCTCGCGGATACCAAAAAAGGCTTTGACTTTCGCGAGGTCCTGGACAATGCGAGTAAGGCACTGAAGGATGTCGGAAAGCAGCTCACGGAGGTCGGCAAGGGGCTGACTACGACGTTTACAGCCCCGATCACCGTTGCAGGGGCAAGCATCATGGCCCTTGCCAAGAAGACTGCCGACGCCGGAGACGAGCTGGCGAAGATGGCTGCACGCACTGGGTTCTCGGTGGAGGCGCTGTCGGAGTACAAATATGCTGCAGAACTGTCCGGCACATCGCTTGACGCCTTAGAGACCAGCATCAAGAAGATGCAGAACACAATTACCGATGCCGCGAATGGTAATAAAACGGCGGCCAGAACCCTTAATGACCTAGGCTTATCGTTCAACGAAATTAAAAACCTATCGCCCGAAACGCAGTTTGCCATGATTGCAACGTCCATCGCCAGCATCGAAGACCCGACGCGACGTGCTGCGCTGGCCCAAGACGTGTTCGGTAAATCAGGAACCGATCTCCTTCCGATGTTGGCGAACGGGGCGTTGGGCCTTGCGCAGCTTCGGGAAGAGGCGCGACAACTTGGTGTCGTATGGACCGAGGACTCGGCGAAAGCCGCCGAAAAGTTCAACGACGACCTCCAACGGGTGCAGGCCGCCGTCGGCGGCGCATTCAAAGAGGTCGGCGAGAAGCTTTTGCCCGTGCTCAGCGAGAAGCTTATCCCCGTGATACAGGAACATGTTATTCCCGCTATACAGCGGTTCGCCGAGCGGATCGGGGACCTCATCCAATGGTTTGCAAACCTGGACCCGAAGTGGCAGGCAGTGATCCTGGCGGCGGTCGGCCTTGCAGCGGCAATCGGGCCGCTGCTGACTCTTTGTGGGATGTTTGTGAGCGCTCTCGGCGTACTTCTTAGCCCAATTGGGTTGGTGACTCTTGCGGTTACCGCCCTGATAGCGGCAGGCATCGCGCTTGCGGCCAACTGGGATACCATCAAGGCGAAGGCTGCGGAGATTTGGGGGGCGATTGTCAGTACCCTGAAGAACGCCGCGAATGCCATGATCGGGCTGATCAATTCAATCATCGGCGCTGCGGAAAAGATGGTCAATGCACTGGCGTCGGCGATCAACCGGATTCCGAGGTTCGAGATCCCGTCATGGGTCCCAGGCATCGGCGGGAAGAGCTTTGGGCTGCCGGACATACCGACGATCACCCTGCCGAGGATTCCACTCCTTGACACCGGAGGGCTGGTGAGAGGCCCCGCCCTCGTCGGCGTGGGACCTGGGATAACGGAGGCCTTCGTGCAGCGGGGGAGCCGGGGGTTTATCGACTACGATCGCCTGGCTGCGGCCATGGCGAGGCATATGAAGCCCAGTGTAAGCCTCCAGACTAACATCTACAGCCCGGAGCCGTTGAGCCCAAGCGCCATTAAGAGGAAGCAGGAACAGGCTCTCAGGCAAATGGCCCTCGAATGGGGGATCGGGTAAGTGGAACGCTTGACATTCACAAACGCCGCAGGGCAGGAGGTCACGTTCAAGGAAACGAGGCCCCTGCTCCTCCTCAGCATAGCCGGTACGGGGGCGCCGGAGACCGACGTCCAGATGCAAAAAGCTCCCTTCCAGGACGGCCAGACCTACATCGACAGCCTCCTCGAGCCGAGGGCGCTCACCGTCCAGGCGGCCATTTTCGCCCTTACCAGCCAGGAGATTTTCGAGCGCCGCCGCGACCTCTCCCGCGCCTTCAACCCGAAACTCGGCCCGGGCAGGCTCCGGTACGAGCACGACGCCGGTGTCGTGGAGATCGAGGCGGTACCCGAAGCGGCTCCCGTGTTCCTGGAGGGTTCGGGGAACCGCTCGCGCCAGCACCAGAAGGTGCTCATCAGCCTCCTCTGCCCCGACCCCTTCTGGTACGAGCCGGATGAGTCCTTCGTGTGGCTTTCCGGAGCCGAGGGGGGCCTCCGGTTCCCCATCAGGTTTCCGCTGTCCTTCGCTCAGTTGAAAGGCGAAGTCACCGTGGAGAACCGCGGGGATGCGCCGACACCCGTCCTCATCGAGTTTTACGGCCAAACGTCACGGCCCAAAGTTGAAAATGTCACTACAGGCCAGCACATTGAGGTGAACCAGGACATCGCGGCGGGAGAGAAACTGGTCATCAATACCGCCTTCGGCCAAAAGACTGTGCGGTTGGTTGATGCCGAAGGCGGTAGCCAGAACGCCATGCACTACATAACCCTGGAGTCGGAGTTCTGGCACCTCGAACCGGGCAAGAACCTCCTCCGGTATTCGAGCCTGAGCGCCGGTGCTGGCGCGAAAGTATCCGTGGTATGGAAGGACCGCTACGTGGGAGTGTGATGATATGGCGGAGAGATCCCTGCCGTTTGATTACACGGAACTTGATCCCCGAGAGTACGAAGCTGCCATATGGGCGGCCATGCAGGCCCGCCTCACGCGGGATGGAGTAGCCGTTGGGATCGATGGCGAGCTCCAGGTTGTGGCGACAGACCCGGTGACCCTGGGTGTTAGCGTATCAACCGGGAGCGCTTTCGTCCGTGGCTACTTCTACGTGAACGACGAGGCGAAGAACCTATCATTGGAGGCGGCGGACCCCGCTAATCCCCGAATTGACCGGGTGGTATTGAGGCTCAACCTCGAGCCGGACGAGCGAAACGTCCTCGCGTTCGTGAAGACGGGGACGCCGGCGGTGTCACCTGTGCCGCCCTCTCTCACCCGGGCTGCGTACATATACGAGCTCAGCCTGGCCCAGATCTATGTTGCTGCCGGAGCCACCTTCGTGAACCAGGCCAACATCACGGACGAACGCGGGGACATGCAGGCGTGCGGCTGGTCGGTCCATCCGGCGGCTCTGGACATGGAGACGGCGGCCATCATGTTGCAGTCTTGAGAGGGGTGATAAGGGATGAGAGTGCCTAAGCGGTTGTACCTCGGTCAGCCAGGGACGTCGAATACGATCCTGGCCACGGTGCCCGCCGGGCGGAAATGGGTCATAACGGACATCTGGCTTGCTAACACAAATGCCGTTGCGAAAAAGGTAAGTCTGCACCTAGTTCCCTCCGGCTACAGCCCCGGGCCGGTGAACGTCATCCTGCCGAACGTGAGCGTCGAGCCGAACACGGCTATACGCATCAGCGGCGGCGGACTCGTAGGGACTGCCGGGGACTACCTGAACGGCATCCAGGAAACGGCAGGGGCGATAACCGTGTGCATCTCGGGCTGGGAGGAATAGTTATGCCAGTGCGGAGATATCCTGAAGATTCCGTGGCAATGCTGGGGGAAGTCCCCCCACTTAGAAGTGAACCGCTGCCGACCACCATTCTTTGGCAACGCTGGCCCGAATCCCCGAGCTACGGGGGCA